GAGTTTGACACAAACTCAATTTTTTAGTAAAGTAAACGCAAATAAGGAATTTAAATTATGGCAAATTCAACATCAGCTAGTTTAAAATTAACAGTTCAAGCAACTGGGGAAAACTCAGGAACTTGGGGACAAATTACAAATACTAACTTACTAATTCTTGAACAAGCAATTGGTGGTTATGACGCATTTAACGTAACTAACGCATCTAGAGCTTTAACTTTTACAAATGGTGCTTTATCAAATGGTAAGAATGAAGTTATTAAATTAACAGGAACTCTTGAAGCAAACGTAAATGTTACTATTCCAGATTCAGTTGAAAAAACTTATATAGTTGAAGATGGATGTGACCATGCAGGTTTTACTTTAACTTTTAAAACTACATCTGGAACAGGTGTACTTTTATGTGAAGGTCACACTTACACATTATATTCTGATGGAACTAATGTTGTAAAAGCAGGTGAACTTAAAAAATGGAGAGCAGTTTCAGCAGCAGAAACAGTTCAAGCTGGAGCTCAACTTTTAGTAAATACAAATGGTGGAGCAGTTACAGTAACGCTACCCGCTTCTCCAAGTGCAGGTGATGAAGTTTCATTTATAGATCAAGGTTATGATTTCAATACTAACGCATTGACTGTTGGTAGAAATTCTTCTAATATAGCAAACAGTGCAGCTGATCTTACAGTTAATACTCAAGGTGCTGGTTTTAGTTTAGTGTATTCTGGAGATGCTACAACAGGATGGACTTACAGGGAGAAATAGAATATGGCAAATTACGAAGCAACTAGATATGATTTTGATGGAGCAAACCTTACAGGTATAGAAGGAATTCCTACGGCAACTATTGTACCGTGGTCAGATTCATCTATCCCATCTGGATTCTTAGAGTGTAATGGACAAGCAGTAAGTCAATCTACTTACGCAGATTTATTTGCAATCATTGGTACAACTTATGGTGATCCAGGAGGCGGTAATTTTAACGTTCCTGATTTACAAGACAACGTACCGGTTGGAAAATCTAACAATAAAGCTTTAGCATCAACTGGTGGAGCAAATACAGTAGCAGTAACAGCTAGTGGTAACGTTGGTGGATCAACAGCTAATGCAACTTTATCAACACCTCAACTTGCATCTCACAGTCACCCTGGAGGTGGTACTCCTGGAAGAAATGCAAATAACCCAGGTTTCGCAATTATTGCTGCTAATACAGGTTCTGCAGGTTCAGGAGGAGGTCACTCTCACAACATGTCTGCTAACTTTTCAGGTGACACAGCAAACCCATCTGTATTACAACCTTATTTAACAATAATTTATATAATTAAGACGTAGGAGAAAATATGGCAACAAACGCAAAGTGGACAATAGTATTTGATGATAAAATAATAATTAAAAATCATGCAGAAGGAGCTAGTGAAGGTATTGGATATACTATATCTGATGATTCTTTTTGGTCTGACCCTAAGTTTTCTAATATTTGGGCTATTCAATACGGCACAACAAACGTTAATGATCAAGTAGAATACAGAGATGAGACACCTCATTCTACATATGATTCATCTATTTTAGGAGATATTAGTCAGTTTTCTTCTAGATGGGATTCAGCACATTTATCAAAATTACAATCTGATTGGGATAGTAACAATGAAGTTGATGATGAAGGTAATTCTACAGAAACAGAAGCTGAAAAAATTACTAGATTAGGTGCAAGACCTACTTCATATTCTTCATAATTTTTTTCTAAAAGTTATTTTAGTTATATACATATAATTTCCTTTAGCATACCTACAGTTATAAGGTATTTTTATCCTATAGGGGTAATTATTTACTTTAAAATGTTTAGTTAAGTAGCCTATGTAACTGACTTTTTTAGTAGCATATGAAACTAATACTGTATTATATTTAACATGATTCAATATTAATTTTAAAAAAAGATTCATCCTATCTTGATATTGTTTTATTTCATGTGAGGGAGAATCATCAAAGAATATACAATCAAATTTTTTAGTAAAAGGTAGTTTAAATTGCCACATTCCTTTTACAAGGTTTATCTTTTTATTTCGTTGTTTTAATTTCCATTTATTAAATTTTTTAATAACTTCATCATCTTTTTCAATAACAGTGTATGAACGTAACCTATGTTTATTGATAGCAGTTGCAGAATAACCCATACCAAAACCTATTTCTAATACATCACCGTGAGGTTTTAAAATGTTTGCACATTTTTCCATATAAGGTTTTTCCCAATCCATCATTACTTGAAAAGGATTGTTTTGTTTATCTAAATAATTATGGTCTAATATTATTTTATCATTTAATTTCATATTTTAATTTACCTCAACATCATCCAAGAAGTTATAATATATTTTTCTCCAGACAATGGAGAATTTCCTCTATGAACATAAGGGAAACCAGCAGGCCATATAACTATTCTACCTGTTTTAGGTTTTACTCTTTTAGAAAAATGTAAAAATTCTGTCTCTCCACCTTCTTCTACATCGTTTAAATAAATAGAAAAAACAAAAGCTCTAGACTCAAGATCAAATCCTTTTCCATGTTCTAAGTGCCAAATATGATAACCTTGTGTAGGTAGAGTTTTTTGAATTTTTAATTGTGTATAATGAAAAGTATCTTGTCCATATCCTTCTAAAGCACCTACATTTTTTTGATAATGATTCCAAGCTATATCAAAGTTAAAGATCATAGATTTTAATTCTTCCCACCATACATCCATATTTGCAGGCACAGCAAAATACTGTTGATCTTGTTTCTGAAGTATAGATGCTTGTTCAAAACCTATTCTATTAATAGTATTATTAAATTTATTTTGATCTTCAAAAAGTTTTATAGCTTTATTACATTCTTCTTTTGTAATGTAATTATCATATACACCAATAAAATTATTTATGTTAACTGTTTTTTCGTTCATAATTATTTATTTAGTTGGTCGTAAGCATGGTGACTAAAAGGACCATTTTGATTTACGTAGTGTAAAAAAACTTGAGCCATACCTTCGCCTTTATAAATACCTGGTCTCCAATGTTTTTGATCACACCCTGCATATAATATAGCATCACCTTCATCAAGTTCAAATGAAGTTCCTTCAACTATAATAGGCCAGTTATCATATTTTTTTACACAAGCTGTGACAGATATTTCACAAGCAGGTCTATCTGTATGTTTTTTTAAAGTTGCACCAAACACATAATATCTCCAATAAGCATATGTTTGAAATAATTTTAAATTAGATTGTTTTTCTACTAAAGGTAATTTTGTATCTAAAAAACTTGTCATTAAAGGATCGCTATACCATGCTGGAGAAAAAGACTGCCTATCTAATTGATAGTCTTTATTTAAATCTAATTTGTTATAACAATATTTTTGAAGTATTTCTAATTCTTCTTTTGAAAAAAAGTTTTTTATTAATTTATAATCTACTGTAGCCATGCAACTATACTATACCTTGTCCCTTTAGTAATTGGTTGAATACTATGGGGGTACATAAAATTACTTGGAAAAAATACAAGCGAACCTTTACCAAGTTTTAATCTTTTAATTTCTTTTTCGCTTTGGTCTGTAAAAATTAAATCACCACCTTCATAGTCATCATTTAAATTGATAATAATACTTAAATGTCTGGGTGAAGTACTATAATGATCTGTGTGTATTTCATACTTCCCTCCAATTGAATATTTTAATAAATCTATTTGATTTATTTTTGAACTTTTCATTTGAGGAAATTTTGCTTTATAAAAAAGGTAGTTTTTTTCTATTTCTTTTTTTATATAGTTCCAATAAAATAAATCTGTAGGTGTATCAAAAGTTAAACTATAACCTTTTACGTTTCTTATGTCTTTACTTAAACCACTTATAACCATTAAGTTTTTTTTAGCTTTATGGTTTGTTAAAGGTATAATTTTACCTATAAACTTATCCGATATTACATTTTTTATCTCAACAATTGCTTCTAAATGGTCCATAATTATGATACTTTCATTCTCTATAAAACTAATATATAAAGCACTATATGCTACAAAAATTAAATTTCAAGCCTGGTTTTAACAAGATGGTCACAGATTCAGGAGCCGAATCTCAATGGGTCGATGGTGATTTTGTTAGATTTAGATACGGACTACCTGAAAAAATAGGTGGTTGGAATCAATTATCTATTGCAGGTGAAACTTTACCTGGAGCAGCACGTGCTCAACACACTTGGACATCTTTAGCTGGTGAAAGATATGCAGCTATTGGAACTTCACAAGGTTTGTTTTTATATTATGGAGAACAGTTTTTTGATATTTCACCATTGGATACAGCTATAACAGGATGCACACTAACAACTGTTAATGGCTCAAATGTTTTACAAGTTAATAAAGGTTCTCATGGTCTACAAGTTGGAAGATATATAACTTTATCTGGCGTAACTGTTACAGGTGCATCCGACTTTACAGCAGCAGAATTAGAAGTAGCTTATGAAATTTTAACCGTTCCAGACATAGATACGTTTACAGTTCAAGCTGTAAGAGCTGAAGGAGGAACAGGCATGACTGCAGCAGGTGCTGCAACTGTTAATCCTTATGTTCAAGTAGGTCCTGTTTTTCAAACCGTAGGTTATGGTTGGAGCACATCTTCTTGGGGAGATGAAACTTGGGGTACAGAAAGAGCTACAAGTTCTGTAGTCCTGGATCCAGGAAACTGGAGTCTTGATAACTATGGACAAGTTCTTGTTGCAACAATTAGAGATGGAGAAACTTTTACTTGGAATGCAGGAGCATCAAGTGCTAGAACAATTAGAGCATCTAAATCTACATCTGGTTTTTCAACTTCAGCTAACCCAACTGCATCAAGATTAACCCAAGTATCTGATAGAGATAGACACTTATTTCATTTTGGAACGGAAACAACTATTGGAGATCCTACGACTCAGGATCCAATGTTTATAAGATTTTCAAATCAAGAAGACTTAAATGATTATACACCAACTGCAGTTAATACTGCAGGTACATTTAGATTAGACAAAGGAAATAGAATTGTTGGAGCAGTATCTGGTAAAGATTATACTTTAGTATTAACTGATAGCTCTGCTTATGTGATTCAATTTGTTGGTCCACCATTTACATTTAGTGTAAGACAAGTTGGTACTAACTGTGGATTGATTGGTCAACACGCATTAAGTTATTCTGATGGTAAAGTATTTTGGATGTCAGGTGAAGGTGGATTTTTTGTATTTGATGGTACAGTTAAATCATTACCATGTTTAGTTGAAGATTTTGTTTTTACAACAAATTCAAATAATTTAGGAATTAATTTTAACGCATCTGATATAGTTTATGCAGAACACAATACTCTTTATAGTGAAGTAAATTGGTTTTATCCAAAATCAGGATCAGATCAAATTGATAGATGTGTCACATATAACTATGGAGAAAATGTTTGGACAACTTCATCATTAGCTAGAACTTCGTATGTAGATACCGGAGTCTTTGATGTGCCATATGCTACTGAATATAATAAAACATCACTACCTGTATTTGGAGATATCTTGGGTATTACAAACACATATGGAGCTTCAACTTATTATGCTCACGAAGTTGGAACTGATCAAGTTAATTCATCAGGCACAACTTCTATTAATGCATTTATTGAATCTGGAGACTTTGATATTACAGCAAGAAGAAGTATGACAGGTCAATCAACAGGTATGGTTGACTACAGGGGAGATGGAGAGTTTTTTATGTCTGTAAAAAGATTTATACCTGACTTTAAGGTTCTTACAGGTAATTCAAAAATTACATTACTATTGAATGATTATCCAAATAACACTGCATCTAGCTCACCTCTTGGCCCATTTACAATTACCAATTCTACTGATAAGGTAGACACTAGAGCAAGAGGAAGATTACTATCAATTAAAATAGAAAATGATGGTACCGGTGAAACTTGGAGGTATGGAACTTTGAGAGTAGATGCTCAACCAGACGGAAGAAGATAATGGCAAAAGTAGTAGTTAGTATACCAGAACCACAGCAAGAGTATGATGTATCCAATCAAAGACAAATTTTAGAAGCTCTTGACACTTTAAAAAATCAACTTAACTTCTCTTTTCAACAAGATTTAAAAAATGAAGAAGATCAAAAGGAGTGGTTTTTAGGTGGCTAATTTTTTCAAAAGCGAA